CATCATGAATAGCCTGACAAGCCTCGCACACGTCATGCTCAAGGATTTGGGCATGATGTGCAGCGTTGACACCGCTCGAGACGGCAAAACCGTCTCGGGTCGCATCAAAGCTGAAGGTGAATCGTTTTTGACGATCACCTTGCCTAACTTTGGAAAATCGCTCGAAAGAGCGCTGGACCAAGGTCAGGTAGCTGACGACCACTTCGTCGGTTTCCGACGAAATGGCGGGCTCCCCGCATTTCTGCGAGGTTTCCTTCAGCAGATCTTTGATGCAAAGAGTGGGACCCTGCTGGATGAACCAAGCGTGGAAGCCATCTTCGCCGTTCGCCAGTTCACACTAGCGTTTGGCAAGATTTTCGAGCTTCCGACACCCCGTCGTAAGCGAGATGCCATGCGTCAGTTCATCCAGACAGAACAGGAAGTGAGAGCACATGTCCAGAACGTTGAGACTCGGGTCCTTCATGTCCAGGGAGCAATTCCCGGACACGAAGGACTACGGGATCGAAGGCCTGTTCCTCTACACGAGGCCAGGCACCGATCCCCCGGACCCGGAATACATCTGGGTCAGTCTCACGGACATGACATTCCTGGTGCACTCGGCCGGGGAGAACTCATTGCTGATCGCAATGATTCCCTCGGACGACTGCGCCGACTGCTCCCTCAATGGGAGAAATGTCGTGTGCTCCTGTATGAAGGGATTCTTGGACCCTTTGACTCTCTCCTATGGAGAGGTCGAGGACCTGAGATTCTCTCTCCGCAGCACGGCCCGGGCGCGACAGCTGATCGCCGAAAAGGTAATAGAAAATACCTCTTCGACGAGTGGCCTAGTCGGCTGGAGGATGAGTTCCCATTCACAGAATGGGCCATCCCCCGCAGATCCCTCTGGGATCTCCAGGACCGAGTCACCTTCCTGACCCCGGAACAAGAGTGGCCTGTAAAGGTCACCGCTGTTCCTAAGACGGCCAAGACACCTCGTATCATTGCACAAGAGCCTACTGCGATGCAATACATCCAGCAGGCCCTGCACCGATACCTTGTCGATGCTCTTGAGAGTAATCCTCTCACGGGCCCGATGATCGGCTTCCTAGACCAAAACCCTAATCGGGTGATGGCTAGGCAAGGATCCTTAGATGGATCCTTGGCGACACTCGACATGAGTGAAGCTTCCGACCGTGTCTCGAATCTGCATGTAGTGCAAATGCTAGCACCGTGGCCGACCTTCTCTAGGTCGTCACAAGCTTGCAGGAGCACCAAGGCAGACGTTCCTGGTTACGGCGTCGTGCCGCTAGCCAAGTTCGCGTCGATGGGGTCGGCGTTGACATTTCCAATTGAAGCTATGCTCTTTCTGAGCATTGTCTTAGCTTCGATTGCGTCAACGTCTGGGTCCCGCCTCACCAGCAACTTCTTCATGAAGATGCATGGTAAGGTGCGCGTCTTCGGGGATGACATCGTCGTTCCCGCAGAATTCGCTGAGTCAGT